CAGTCCTGTATTTTCAGTATTTAGTTGATTATTCGCAAGTTGGTTTCAGTAAACTCAGTGATTATGTTTATCATGTTTGAATTGATATCTGGGATGAATAGTTCATCACTTGCAGGGGTTATTTCAAATAGTCCACCAAACTTTCCAGACTCCACTGTTGGCACAATGACAATACCACTGATATTTCCCTTGAGTGAATTATGAATATACGTGGAAAGTTCAGTATAATAAAACTTCTCGCCAAACCCCCAGTTGTCGATATTAAAAAACTCCCTAATTGCTACGACAATTCTATCTTTTAATTCACCGTCGTTCAGCATGGACCCAGGGGACTTTATTACTCTGAATTTTGAACGCAATGATTCCTGCGCCCTGGGGCCGAACAGTAATTTATACTTCCCACTTCTGTATATTACAGTGTCAGTTGCACTCTTCTTGTTATTCAAGTTCTTGAATTGTAGCCCCAATTCATCAGAGTCCATAGCAGCTGGTTCAGTTTTCACAGTGTTATTTTTATTGGCCAGCCAAATTCTATATTCTCTGTCATATCCTTCAGTTAACACAAACGTATCTATGATTGACGCCACTGCTGGATCTATTCTTCTAGTGGATTCTGCAATTCTCACCCATTGGAACTTCACCGAGCTTCTGCCAGAATAACTCATGGGCTGATACTGCTGGGTTAATTCCACCATGGGAATTTTATTAACTGTGGTTTCAGTTAACCCAATGGTTTCATTTCCAATAAATTCCATGAGCATCATGGGATTGTCTGGTACTTGGTCATTGTCCAGATCAGCAAGCGACATCATGACTCTAGTATCATCAGTATATCCATTTGAATAAACAAAATGAGACATTGAATATAGTTCCAAGTTGGAATCAAATCCCACAGTTTCTCCTGGTTTGTTGTTTACTGAAAGCAATATGATACGATCACGCTCTGGTTTATTTGTCACAGAGTTAAATTTAAATTCTGCATTTTGATTGTAGAATCTCACAGACTTTTCGCTACCAAAAACAATTTGAGTTTTTCTATATATGAAAATCCAATTACCATTCACAAATTCTGCACGTATCAACCAACTGTTATCCAAATTCTGTTGTGATGTATTACCCGCATTAGTAAGACTAAAGCTGTCTTCGCTCGATGAAGACAGACTTGCAAGATTGTTTGCACTGACCACCTTCCATGTGTTCAAGTCAGGATCAAATCTCATACCAAAAGTATTCTTTAGTTCTATTTCGTAAAGTATCATTTGCTTTTCAGAATCTGAAAATCTAGTGGAATATGCAGGGAACACTCTGCCCAACACTGCATCATCTGGTATGGTTCTGGAAAGAATTACTGCTCCTCTTCCTCTATTGTCTACTCCGGTTGGGAATCCGTCTATGCCAGTGACTCCTTGTCCGTCTGAATATACTGAAACAACTCGTGCCCATATTGCTTTATTGTCAATGTCAATAAATTCCAACATGGCATCCTGTTTGACATTGGTCAAATATTCAATTGGTGAGTTTGTTCCCAGTGCAGGAATTATGGATTCCTGATTCTGAATTGTCGTGAAATACCCAGTGCTGGATTTGGGGCCAGTTGATATTTGCTGCCAAGTAAAAGGTTGAGAAGTGGGTTGATATGCCGTATAGTTCAGGTAGAAAAAATTCATTAATTCAGTTGACTGTGGAATTAGGTTAAAGAAAGAATCCAAGAGTAGTTGGTCAGTCAGTGTAGTATCAGTAATTTCTGCTCTGTCCAGCACATTATTCTTATATAGATAACCATCATCACTGATGATATTGACATTCTGATATTGTGCCGTTGGGTCATCATATGAAATAAACCTACTGTGTCCACTGTATGTTCTATTAATGGATTTTATCTTTTTGATGCCAGAATTTTTAGATACAGGGTATATGGAATAATCAGATGCAGTTACCATTCTGTCATGTGTTGCAAAGGCACGGCCTGCCTTTTCTTTTATGGATGTGATAGTCTCACTTGCTGTGGCATTGGTCACTGGTTCTTCAAGTTCACATGTGAATTGAACAGTATATCCGTTGCCATCAGCACCCACATAATTAATTGAGAACTCAACAGTGGCCAAGTCTTCTGAATTTAGTGTATATGATTGATTTATTGTTGTTCTATACCATACTCTGAGATTTCCTTTTGGGATTTCAGAAAGTATACCATCTCCAAATTGAATTGATACTCCATCTCTGTCCAAAGTCTTCACCGTGAAAAGTCTGTTATTCCTTGATTCCAATACTGACTCGGCGCCAAGATACCTGTCAACTCGGCTCCAGTCCAGTTCAGAATCTGTTATGGCATCTAAATTTTGAACCCATATGTCGTCATTATTGACATTCTCTGATGTAACATCCAAGTGAATATTGGGAGAAGGAGTTGTGACTGTAAAGTCAGTGTACTGTAAAGTTCCTTGTTTGAATCCCATAAAAAAGCCAGTGTCAGGCGATGAAATTCCCTGTCTGTCATTGCTGTATACGATACTGAATGCATTCTGTTCTCTGGGTGATTTTTCACCAAGTACATCAGAGGAAAGATCAATATTATACAATTCAAAATTGTAACTTTTGCCATTGATAAATCCTCTGAATGGGATAACAGGGGCCGTCATCACTGAGTTATTCAAATTATAAAGGTCATACTTTATTCCTGAAAAATTGATAGTATCAACAGGAGACCCGAATCGGTTATTACTTTGAAATATTTCATTCATTACTGCAATGAAGTCTTGACTGCTCTCGTTGGACTTACTGGGGATAAAATTGACTTTTTTATTCCTGATGTTTTCACCGGAGGCATTAAATACATTTTGATTGGTCTTGATTGATTTAATTTTAAGTAGCCCAGTTGCAGATGATGAGCGCAATGGAGTATAGCCCAAGAAATCAGCCAGCCTAAGCACACTCTCTCTGCGTTCGGCAGTGCTCAAGAAGTTTTCTCTGACTGCAAGATCAGTCCTGAATGCCAAATTGTGACCTAAGAATGCTATCAGTTCAATCAGCGCCGTGAACTCGCTGGACTTGATCCAGTCGTTGAATGCTTCTGGATGACGTTCTCTGATATATTCAACCATGGCATCGCGTATCGTATCAAAATCATACGCTTTGAAGTTTGCCTGTTTGAAGCTGTCATACACCACTGTGAAGTCTTCTGCTGCAAATAGATTTCTTTGTCTTGTGCTTTGTGACATGATGTGTTATTCTTCCTGTTTAAACATCAGATACAGCTCTTGCGGAGTTGCACTGGGGACATATTGTATCTTTAATCTACATTCAATGGTATTATCTGATATTATGGTCTGCTGTTCGATCAACTGCCATCTTGGGTCTATCTGGATACCCAGTCTGATATCATCTTCAATTATGTCAGCCAGGTCATCCGACAATTGCTCAAATAACAATTCTGGGATAATGCTACCAAATTCTGGTTGACATACTCTTTCTCCACGTCGAGTGTAGAAGTAATTGGAAAGATCTCTCTTGGCCAGTTCTACATCTTCCAACGTAGAGAATTTAAATTTTGCTTCTTGTGTGGAAAAACCGATAAATGTACTCATATGAGTATTTACCTAGTTGAAATCTTGATCAATTTTCCATGTCCTTGATCTTGTCTTTGAATTGTCTTTGTGTATATTCTTGGCCATCGATATACCAATATTGTCCGCCATTTGCATCTTCAATAGCAGGGCCATCCAGTCTATGTAATTTGCCATTTTGATACCATGCCTTGCTACCATCTGCATCGTCAATAGCAGGTCCATCCAGTCTATGTAATTTGTCATTTTGCCACCATGACTTGTCGCCATTTGCATCTTCAATAGCAGGGCCATCCAGTCTATGTAATTGAGATCGGTCATTGCGATATTCATTGCCAATCCGCCATTGATTGTCAGATATATGATCCACATATCCCAACTTCTTGAACACCTGATAGACTGGGCCATGTGATAGTAAGAATTCAATTATCTTGATTGCATCATCTCGTTCATCCATGTATTGCTCTGATGCAAATGAAAACTGCCATCGGGTATTTGTTGGCTTGTGTAGAATTATATAGAGTGGGCCTTTTTTGGAATAATAATCGAATTGATTGTCGTTGGCAGCAGCCGTACACCAGCGAGTATTTTTACCAAAAAAGCAGCTGGCTTTTTCTGTTTTTGGAACGACTATTTTATATTCAGGTGAGTTGAATATCAATTCTGCCTCTTTGGAATCGTACATGGATCTTTCAACTGATTTGGCTTGTGATTTGTTACCTTGAGTTTTCCCTTCGGCGTATTGATCAATGACATCCTCGATGCTCCGGATCCGATTTATGTCCGAATGTTCTGGTTTCAGTTTCTTTTTGTTTTGAAGTGATTGAAATCTCAATAATGCAGGCGCAATTCTGGAGGGAATATCTTCCAATCGCCTGATATCTCCCTTGAGATATCTCACAATCATCCAATTGACATATTTTTTTGCAGGTGAAGGGTCTGATTGCTCCAGCCAACCAGTGAATCCTTGACCATCGATACCCATCTGATCGGCATATGGTGATCCTTCTGACTTCCATTTGTCAAGGAATTTAGTGGTG